TGCAGACGGTTACGATGTATGCGCCTCGCTTTGTCTGGCAAGATCCGATCCCTGTGTCTCGCACGCTGGAGATAACGGTCTACTGCTTTAACACTGCGATCTTGTCGAACGTGAAGGCCGCCTGTGAATTGGCACTGACCAATCTGTTTGCGCCACGTCCTGGTCTGTTGCTGCTGAACCTGTACAACTCAGACTTCACTAACGCATGCAAAGAAGCAGGCAACGGCGCGGTGAGCTACTCCATCGTGAACACGCCTGCTGATCCGATGATCGTGACTGCACCACCGAGCCCTCCGCTGAAATACGAAATCATCACTGGTGGCGGTACTTTAGGCCCTAGCGTCTATGCGTATGGCATCACGACGACCAATGCAGCTGGCGAAGAAGGTGTGCCTACTGATTGGGTGTTCCCTCAGGTGATTGGTGTCGGTGCAATGGATGGTGTGAAGCTTACCTGGACGCCTGTGACTGACGCAGTGACGTACAAGGTCTATGGTCGCTCGGCCAGCGCAGGCATCGGCTTGTTGGCTACCATACCTGCAACGGGACCATTTGAATTGATGGACAACGGCAGCGCGCTTACTCCAGGTCTGCCGCCTAACACCATCGCCCAGGTTCCGATCCGTTACAACTATTTGACCAGCTTGACCGTCAACGTTGAATACGCTGAGCGTCAACAGCGATTGAACGACACGCCAACCCGCCAAGGGACTTAACATGACCGACTCCGCAAAAGAAAATAAGAGGCACGGTATCAGGGTGCCTCGGTCTACCTTGCTGCCGCCTTACTTGTCACTGAACCCCTACTTCGTGGAGTACACGGACGCCATTGATGCAGTGTTTGGTCCTAACGTTGACGACAAGCTCAATGTTATGCAGAACATCCGCAACATGTGGGTACAGAATTCGACCACAGAGTTTTACGTGGAGACGCAGGAGATTGTGCCCAAAGACGCATGGTCGTTCCCTGATCGCGACCTGATAGTGAAGCAGGTGAACATGCTGGGCATGAAGTTGCAGAACGCTGGTGTAGTGTCTGACGATGCGTACCAAACAATTGCACGCTTCGTCGGCATGTATTGGTTCGGCAAGGGTACCTACAGCTTCATCGACTTCATCAACTACTGCCTGTCATCGGACCTCAGGGTCTACAATATGTGGACCCAGAATTACAAAGACTTCTATAAAGAAGGCGACTCGCATATCGGTGTACCTATCTGGGACGGCGGCCCTTGGTATCCAACAACGCACGTTACGATTGTGGCCAAAGGCGGCTTACAGGGCCTAGACATTCGCACGCTCCAGAGTTTCTTCTACGAGATTGCGAACTACAATCTGGTCCTGCTAGCCATCGATTCTAATTTCGATATGTACATCGTGCCGACAAAAGAGGACAGGTCGTCTTTCTTGCCTGCCATCGCTGGTGTCGGCATCAATTCGTTTGTGATCGCCAACTTCAAGAACCGTGGTGCTCCCCCACCGCCTACATTTGAGACAGAGCAGTTGCCTACGACGTACTACGCCATGAACGGCGTGCCAGCAGATTTCAACACGGCCTTCTTGCTGGCTCAGCCCACAGGCTGGATCTATCTCGATGGCGGCCAGAAAGTTCCGTACTACGGTCCTCCTGCCCAGCTGCTGACTGACCAGGCCAACATCGGCGTCAAGCTGCTGGGACGTGCGATACCAAGTAACGAATTTGATTTGTTGTACGGTCCGATTCAGTGGGCACCAATTCCTGGCACAAACCCTGGTCGTGTAGGCAGTCGGTTGCCTTACTACACTACGTCGGCTTTCACCATCGTGCATGACGAAACGATGGTGTCTGCGCGTGCTGTTGGCGTGAACAGGACCAAGCTGCTAATGAACCCTGTAGGCTTCTTCGAGATTAACCCTGGCCAGTTTGTTCCATACTGGTAACTAACCTATTGGTGAACCTATGTCATACTATCGTCCCGTAATATATTTGAGTTCTGTCCACCAACCGCTTCCGGCAGGCGACTACGTGGATCCTGCTACCATCCCAATCTCGCATGTGGCGTACAACGAATTACGCATCCTGTCTGACGGGTTGTACTCAGGACCGTATCTCGCCAAACAAATCTACTACGTGGATCCTGCAACAGGCGTAGATGATCTGGCACACGGCGACCGTGCAACGCCTCTGAAAACCTTTACCTACGCCTTGAGTGTCTTGCAGTCCCAGAACATTGGCATATACCACTCCAATGCTACCATCGCGTTGAAGTGCGGCCAGACTTTCACCATGGAGGACAGCTTCAACATTGCAGGCACCTTGGTTGTTACTTTCTGGGGTGATCCTCAGTATGGCGACTTCAATGACGGCCCCTACTTTGGTGCTGCAAGGGCGAACATGAGTGACCTGCAGCGGCCAGTCATCAACTTTAGCATTTCACCTGCAACTGCTGGTGGTCTGTCCTGTTTTAACTTCTTCCAGTCGCCGAATGGTGCGCAACCGAGCATCACGTTTGAAGGCGTTCGCCTGAATTTACCTACTGCAACGCACGTAACTGGGGCTTACAATGTCGTAGAGGCTAGCGTAGGCACAAACATAACGATGGCACTCAAGGGCTGTGTGGTCAACGCCAATGACGATACCTCAATCTATGGCGTGCTTGGTGTACAGGCGCAGGCTCAGTGCTTCTTGTACCAGTTCTCTACTCAGTTCTTGGTAGGCGGCGTACAAGTAGGTCCAGGTTCTTCAGTGCAGCAGTTGCAACGTCGTGGATGGTTCTTGAAAATGTTCTTGGACTATCAGGCCACGCACCAAGACGGTATTTCTGAAGTAGTTGGTTCACCTGGTACTGGCTTGCTGTCGCTCTCATGGACAGACACACCGGTTGGTACACTGCCGAACGGCCATACAGTCCAAGCAACGTACCCTGTCCTGACTGATCCTAACTACGGTCTGGCTCCCTACTTCCTGAATCTGTACAGGGATCAACAACAACGACCGCTGAACGTAATCAGCGGCCGCCTCTTCTAAAGGTTCATAATGCCTACCTCACCATCCCTAACCACTCCTCAGTTCATCGAGACTAACGCGGGTTTGGCTGCCGCATCGGTGGCGACTCCGGTCGGCCCTTTTGTTCACATCACTGGCTTCCGAATCGGTGATGCTTTCAACTACACACCGTTACCCACAGACACAGACCTGAACGGTAACGTGGTTTACGCTGGCATACCAGACACCTACGAATACGTGGGTGACAACACGATCAACATCATCTGCCGCATACCACCTGAAGCAGGTCCGTTTGCTTTTGGTGAGGTGTGCGTTGACTTGGTCGGCCCTGTCATGTTTGCGAAGGCAGTGTTCGATACCTTGCAGGTCAAGTACACAAGCCTGGGCACTAACGTGCTGTCGACCTACACGTTCAACTGCTTGCTGAAGCTCCAGCAGCCGGTTGCCATCTTCAAGATCGACACGCTGTTCAATCAGCCACCTGATGTTTGGGAAGTCGATTTCTGGTCGGACGTTTATCCGCCAGCGTTGCAAGCCAACCCAGGCATACCAACCATTCTGGTCCGTGAGTTGGACGAAAACGGTAACAGTTCCTTCATTCACCAGGCTTCAGACGCGCATTGGTCAGTAGGTACTACCTACCACTTTGTTGCGCGCCCTACCGTGATTGCTGGCACACTAACCAGCGTCACTGTTGCCACTTTAGGTAACGTGAAGGCGTCCTCGACACCACGTAACTACGTCATCGAAACTGAAGAAGGTTACCTGCGTTCCTGTTCGGGTGTTACTAACAGTGGTAACACAGTGTTCACCTTCTTTGATCCACTCGCAGCTGGTCACGCATCACCGGTTGGCTCCAAGATTTCGGTCTTCTGCAATGATGCACCCCAGACCCAGCTTATCATCACTGGTGACGTGTCAGGTTCGGCTGTTATATCTGGTCCATCTGCTACGATCAATCTGACCATTAACCAAGGCGCTGTTCTGGCTCGGTCGATAACCTACAGCACCGCAGGTACGTACAGCTTTGTCGTACCTGCAGGTGTCCAATTCCTTTACCTCGATGGCTGTGGTGCGGGCGGCGGTGGCGGTGGAGCAGGCGGCGGTTGGGCAGCAGCAGACCACGTACCAGGTCAGGACTATCAGGCTGGTGGAGGCGGTGGCGGAGGCGGCGCAGGTCGTGGTGTCCAAAGCCAAGCACTGGCAGTTACTCCCGGCGAAACGGTTACCATTATCATCGGTGCAAAAGGTGTCAAAGGTCTCGGTGGGTTGCCTGGTAATACAGGTACTGATGGCACAACAGGTGGTAATACCATTATCACTGGTTCGTTCGGAACTGTTACTCTGTTCGGTGGCACTGCTGGTTTGGGTGGAGCAGGCTACGGTCCTCCATCTGGCCAAACAGGTGGTGGCGGTGGACCAGGTAGCCCAGGTGGCTTCTACGGTATTGACGGTGGCGTAGGTGCAGCCGGCGGTAATGGTGGTACTAGCGCACATGGTGCAGGCGGTCCGGGAGGTCGTGGCTCAACTGGCAACGGTATTACCCATCAAGGTGCAAACGGTGCAGACGGTGCAGACAATGGCGCTGGTGGCGGTGGCGGTGGTGCAGCTTACTACTCCACCTCAACAGACCGTGGTGGCGACGGTGGCGATGGTACTGACGGTTTAGCCAACTTTACCTGGTAATGGTAAGAAGGTCATAATACCTGTGTTTTCTGGTATTATGACCTCTTCGTGTGTCATGCATCACAAGTGCTAAAATAGCACCATGGCACTGTGTTAAAATCACCAAGGCGTGGTGCTAAAGGAGAGATTTTGATGAAGAAAATAGAAGCAAAGATCCTGTACGAGGATATAGCAGAAGACAAGGCCGGCCTGTATGTATGGACTACACCGAGCGCGGGCACTGTGGTGGCCCT